ATTTGGATTATTGGATTATTTTTTGTATATTTGTATCAATATAAATTATTAATCTATGGATGAACTATATACAACAACGTTAGGTAATACAACTAAAATTGCTTACGAAGAAACAAATAACGATGGTAGTGATGTTGACAATCACCGCAAATACTATCGTGAGTATGACTATGGTGTAGACTCTACTGATAATGTCATCTTTATCCAAGATGAGATTCAAAGTGGATTGACCTTTGATGTCATCTCAAAAGTACGACTCTTGAAAAAGATTAACGGAAATGTTGACACTATCAACATCCTACTCAATTCAGGCGGTGGTGATGTTATTGAGACTCTTGCGTTGATTGATTATATGAAATCACAAAAAGACCAAATCAAATTCAACATTATTGTTCGTGGTATGGCAATGTCCGCTGCTGCTCTTTTGTTGGCTAATGGAACCGGTACTCGTGCTGCAAGTAAACACTCCAAGATTATGGTTCACCAATTGTCTACTATTGTGGTAGGTAAATTGAGTGATGTTAAATCTAATGCAAAGTTTAGTGAAGAGTTGGAACTTGAATGTAATCGTTTGATGGCTGAGAGTACAAGGATGGATAAGGAGTATTGGGAAAACATCCAAAGTTCAGATTACTTTATGTCTGCTGAAAAAGCATTGGAACTTGGAATCATTGATGTAATTATCTAATTAAATTATGGTAAATTTTTTCACGGCTGAAGAACTTGTTTCTAACTACGAAAAGTTCCGAAAGTTAATCAACCAAACATTTACAGGCGAACGACTTGAATCGTTGAACAAAATGTATGACCACTTTGAAGAGCGGATGATTTACACACCTGCTTCTTCAACGGAACATTTTCACAATGCGTTTCCGGGTGGATATGTTGACCACGTTTTACGAGTCACCAAAAACGCTTTGAAGGTATATAATTTGTATCTTGACTTGGGTATGGGTATGAACGACTACACTCGTGAAAATTTGATATTTACCGCATTACATCACGACTTGGGTAAGTTGGGAACTCCCACCGAAGACCTTTATATTAAGAACGATTCAGAATGGCACGTTAAGAATCAAGGTAAGATTTACAAATACAACCCTAACATTCATTGGATGTCTTTGAATGATAGAACTTTTTACAATCTAAATTACTTTGGTATTAAATGTACGGAAGAAGAGTGGATTGGTATTAAACTTACGGATGGACTATATGATGAAAACAACAAAGAGTATTTTATCAAGTTTGATAAAGACCAAGCAATCAAAACATCACTTCCATTCATTATGCATACCGCAGATTTGTTCGCTGCTCGATTTGAGAACGAACGTTGGATGAAAGAAATGCAACCACAAAAATCAACTCGTAGTTCAGTAAATGGTAGACCAACATCAAAACCAAAATTAGCTGAAACGTTTACAAATGGTGGATTTTTAACCACAAATGTATTTGACGCATTTAAAGACATTATTGAGGATTAATTATGATTTGGATTATTTTAATTTTAGTAGCAGTTTCAGCCTCATTAGGGTATGCTGTTAGAAACCTTTTAAAGAAGTATGAGGCTCTTGAAGCAGAGTTTGAAGAACTTGATTCAGCGTATGAAGCTGCAGAAGTTAAGTTATCCGATATGGCTGGTCATATTGATAACGCATTGGAACGTATGAAGTCTATTGATAAGATTGGTTCATTTGAAGCGGATGATGAAACTGGTTATGTGTTCAAAGAGTTGTATGAAATTGTAGAAGAATTAGAAGTATATTACAATGGCCAGGAAAGCGAAGAGTAAAAGGTATTTTACACAAATCACCGAAATGGCTATTAACGCCTACAACCGATGTGATGACCAACGACTAAAAAATAAAATCTACAACCGATTCATCCACTATCCGTTTGATAAACTTGCAGAGAATGTAATTCACACTTATAAGACTTACTATTTTGATGTTCCTTACGAAGATGTGAAGATGAACGTGGTTGCGTTCCTAAACGAAAAGATTCATAAGTTTAATGGTGATAATGGTAGAGCGTTCTCATACTTTACGGTAATTGCAAGAAACTACCTATTCAACGAAAACAATCAGAACTATGCTCGTATGAAAGCACAAACTGATGTTGACGCTATTGATAATGAACGTGATGTAGTGAATGAAACATACATCAAACAAACATTAGAGTTTCAATCTGACTTTATGGATTTCTTTACGGACTATATGGATTTACATATGAATAAGTTATTTCCAAAAGAACGAGACCAAAAAATTGCAGATTCTTTGAATGAATTATTCAGACACCGAGACAATCTATATTCATACAACAAAAAGGCCTTATACATACTTATTAGAGAACGTACCGGCGTATCAACTCAATACATCACAAAGATTGTTGGTAGATATAAGGTAATTTACGCTGAACTATATTCCGATTATAGTAAGGGTAGTATAAAGAACTTAAATCATCGCATAGGGGATTTCAATGCATAAAGATGAAGAAATTTTTAAAGGTAAGACTTTCTCTGATTTGATGTCGGACATCTACAACAATTCAAGAAAAAAAGACCGACAAATTAAATTGTTGATTGCTCAACTTGAACCTATGGTTAAGAGTGTGGGTGACGCTGCTTCAGTAGTTCCTTTAATTAAAGAATACTTGGATGTGTCAGTAAAGAATGATGACGCGTTAATTAAATTAGCAGCAATCGTTCAACGAATGATGAAGAACGAATCTGATGGTGATGGCGGTGGTTTGTTGTTGTCCGAAGAAGAAAAGAAACAACTTATGGAAGCAATGACTGAAGTAGAAAAGGACCTACCAAAAGATGATGAGGATGAATTGTGATATTTGGAACGGTAGAAAATATAGTATTAGATGATAAAGACTCTGAAAAGTTATACAAAATATATGTAGCAACTACAACAGGTCTTACTGGTAACACCATTGAAGCGTATCCATTGGATATGACTTCTAAAAAGATTCCTGTTATTGGGGAACAGGTTATGGTGGTGTTGGGTTCTAATGCAGATGCTAATTCACAAAAAAGGTCATCGGTTAGAAACTACTATATTTCTACAGTAGGTATTCAGTCTAATATCAACCATAACGCATTACCAAAATTAAATTCAAAAACACTATCATCGCTTGGTAATTTAGATGGTGCTTTTGCTGGAGTTCCAGCACAAACCTCAACCCAAGGACCCCATAAGTTTGGAAATGGATTTGTTGAGAAGTCTGACTTATCTCAATTACAACCATACCTTGGTGATGTTATTTTTGAGGGAAGATTTGGACAATCTATTAGATTTGGTTATACTCCACGAAATGTAAGAAGAACTGACAATTTGGTTGATGGTGCTACATTGGAACCATCTTGGACATCATCACGACCCGAAGCACCAATCACCATTATTAGAAATGGTGCTGGATTTTCTCGTGGGTATAACAAGTTTGTAGTAGAAGATATTAATAAGGATGATGCTTCAATTTATTTAGCATCCAAACAAAAACTACAAATCAAAACACGACCACTTTCATTAGGCGTAACTCCAAGCGCTGTGTATGAAAACCCACAAGTAGTAATAACCTCTGACCGAGTTATGTTGGTTTCAAAAAAGGATGGTGTTATTTTAAGTGGTGAAAAAGGTGTATATGTTTCTACTCCGGATTGGAAAGCTGATATGAATAATATGTTTAATCAAATTGAACAAATTAAAAATCAACTTACAACAATCACCACAGCATTAACCGCTGTGACAACGGGATTGTCAGCAACCGCTGGAGTAGCGGCTGTCCCATCCGTAACGGCTGAAATATCTAAACTTACAGCCGGAGTTGCTCAAATTACAACTCAACTACAATTAATGAAAAATTGATATTTATTCATATGGATACAAATAAACTATTTAAAGCGATTCAAATCATTGTCCAAGAGGAAGTGAAAAAAGAAGTGGCAAGAAGAGAAAAGGCCATTCGTGAATCTATTCTTAAAGAAATGAAACAATCAAAACCAAAGCAAGTTGAGAAAGACGCTTTGGATGTTGACCACATTTTTGAATCACAAGCTCCTAAAAAGAAGTCCGGTCCAAAGTTTGAAGGTAAATTTGGTTCACTTCTAAACGAAACTGCAAATGGTGGTGAGTGGAGAAGTATCAACTCTATGGGTGGTGCTTTTAATTCTACACAAGCAATGGCTTGGGGTGGTATGTCAAATCAAAAACCAGGCATTCTTCAAACTACTGAAGGTGGTGCTGTTTCTGTTGACCAACTAAAACAAACTCCAGCGGGTGAAGCGGTGGTAAATGCATTGACACGAGACTACTCTGGTCTAATGAAAGCAATCAACGCTAAGAAAGGTAGATAATGGCTGTTCGTAAGGAATGGAAAATAAATCCTATTGACCTAAAAAAGAATGTTGCCGTTGGGGTGACATTACCTTTTGGGGGAGCTGGTGTTTTTCAATCTTCTTACACTACTGAAGACCAAGCCATTTCTAATTTAAAAAATTTGGTTTTAACAAGAAAAGGTGAAAGACCATTTCAACCTCTTTTTGGGACCGATGTTTATTCTCTTTTATTTGAGCAAATTGGTGGTTTTATTGAAGACAATTTAAGAGCATCCATCAAAGAAGATATAAATTTTTGGCTACCCTATATTTTATTAAATGATGTTATTGTGGATGCAAATCCTGATTCTAATAGAGTTAATATATCACTTAATTTTAGAGTGACCGAAACCGGCGCAAACCAAACCATAATTATACAGGTAGACCAACAAGGTGGTCTAACTATTGCTTGAGGATTATAAATGGCTGATAAAGTAAATAAAGAAGTAAGTTTAATTGGTAGGGACTTTGGGGATTTCCGAAAGAACCTCATTGACTTTGCTAAAAATTACTTTCCTGAAACATACAATGATTTCAACGAATCATCTCCGGGTATGATGTTTATGGAAATGGCATCATATGTGGGTGATGTTCTTTCATATTACACCGATGTTCAGTTAAGAGAATCAATCCTTGAACAAGCTCAAGAAAAAGGTAATGTATTCCTTATTTCTCAAGCACTTGGATACCAACCAAAATTAAATGTTCCTGCGACAACTACTTTGACGGTATATCAAATTATTCCAGCACAAGGTAGTGGTGACAACGTATCCCCAAACTTTGATTACGCTTTGAAAATCAAAGAAGGTATGAAAGTTAATTCTTCTACC